CATTACTATCCGGAATTACTTTTTTAACATCACCATTGATTAAGCATTTTATTTGCGTACCTATTGGATATCTTTTTTTAACCTCACAAATCAAAGCGGCTTCAACTTCTTGTGGGGTTGCTTCTATATTAGTATCAAGTTCACTTGCATAAAAAGAATCTGTCCATTTAAATATATTACCAAATCCAGAAGAATTCTTGTCAAATCCATTAAATAAAAACAATGCTCCTAATTGATTTTTATACCACTTACCGACTTCCAACTCCTTTTTAAAAGCGTCTGGAAACCATTGTCTTAATTTGCTTTCTTTAATCCCTCTTTCGGCAATTCTTAACACCTGCTCCTTAGTAATCTCATAAACATCACAATCAATACCACACGCATCCAAGAATATTTTAGCGTTGAATGTTTCGTAAACTGAATCTAAATTAGGGTTTAATTGGTGTTTTTTAAAATTTGTAATTTCATCTCTTCCATTGTATTTGTTACATATATAGTTGTGCGTACAAAAACTATCTAAGTTATTTATACGTAAACTAACTTTACCCTTAATCGAATCCCAATCTTTTTGACTGCATTTCATTGCTATTGCTTTTTTCATAATTTCTCTTCTTTTTTTAATTCTTCGATTGTTCTTTGTTTTGCGTAATTGCGTACTTCTTTGATTAATGATGGGTGTAAAGACACGGTTACTTTGATTGTGTTGGTTTTTTTTCTTCCCATTTTATTTGATTTTTTGACGTAAATCAGAAATATTAACCGCTAAGGAAGTGGTAATTTTATTAGGCAATAATAAAAATGCTTCTGGAAAATTCTCTTCAACTCTTTTATAAGTTCTCAATCCAAATAATGCAACTTCAATTTCAGAAAATAGTTTTTTATACTCTTTTTCTTTGTCTTTAATTTCATTTAATGAATTTTTAATTAATAATGCGTCTGTTTCATTTGGTTGAAATGATGATTTAAAGGCAGGAATATGGTTTTTTGTATTTAAATATTGATATTCGAAACCATTTCCAGATAATTGAAAAGATTGTCTTGTTTCTACATAACTTGGATATTTTTTGTAGAAATCCTTAATTTCTTTAGGAATTGTACTTAAAATAATGTTTTCAAGTTTTTGTTTTAAATCTTCTTTCAATCCTTGTAATTCCAATCCTTGTTTTTGGATTAATTTTTCAGCCACTTCGGTAGCAATTGCTTTTGTAATGTTCATAATCATTTATTTTTAAAGTTTATAATTGCAAATATAAGTATTCTTTTTAATATAAGAATACTTTTAAACGAAAAAACACCCTAAATTTAAGAGTGTTTTGTTATTTGTATTAATTCTAAATTATTGGTATTCGATGTAGATGTAATTGTTTAATGCAGGAACTTTTGTAATTATTAAATCGTCTCCAACTTGTGACCATCGATTGACTAAAGATGTGTTATTTAATGTTGTCTTATATTGTTTGGAATGAGATAAATAAACATTAATAATTTTACTTCCAGAAACTGGAATTGTAAATGTTTGTTGTCCAACTGCGAAACCTGCTGTTACTCCAATAATTCCATCAAATATTTTAACCGAGAATACTTCTAATAATTCAATCCACTCACCTGCTGAACGCGCATAAACTCCGACCGCTCCAACGTCTGGCACATACGCTTGTATGCCGTCTCCGTCGTTGGTAAAATCGCTTGTATTGGTTGGTTTATTTTGGATAAAAGAAGGTAGTAAATTATTGCCTTCGTTCCAATCACTTTGAACATTTGCGCCAGCCGCTACAAGTGCCGCTAATTGGTCTTTTTCGGCTTGTGTATAATTAGTGTCAGACAATACTTTTCCAATAACCTTATCAACTTTATTTGCGTAAAGTTCATTAAAATTACTTTCAGCTTTTACCTGTGACGTTCTTAAAGTATCGCCCAATCCATCGTTAGGAGTAGAATAATTTATATGCTGTTGTGCCATTAGTAGAAGTCATTAAAATTAGTAGCTTCTTCATCTTTTTTATCATTACCCCATTCCGGAATAGTTGAATTTTCCATAAAAGTACGGAAATTATTCTCAACTGAAATAGCTAACGATTTGTATTGTTCTGATAATTGAACGGTCTTTTGCGACGGTTGCCAATTTCCAGTAAGAATATTGTTTCCGGTATTTGAACTTTTCACCTCGTTGAATAAAGTAAAATAATGTGCCGTAAAGAAAACATGCATATCAATTAAATACTTATTGTAGATAATTAAATAATCGCCTGTTAATGTTGGAAAATCTGTATAAATTTTATCATATAAATCTTGTCCTAATACTCTAACAATATCAGTTATTTGAGCGTAATATATTTTTTGTAAAATACTATCGTTGTCAGTAGTTCCACTTATTGAAGTAGTTTCCTTTACGTTTTCGGATGTTATGAATAAGTTTGTCATTATACTTGTGGTGTTTCGGTTGGTACTTCTGCTGACTTTCTAAATTCCTCAAAATCTACAAACTCCAATTTAACGTTTACATCGATTAATTTAAATAATTTTGTCAAACCATCTAAAACTACTTTTCGCAATGGGTTTATATTTCGCCTGTACATTTCTTTTGTAGCGACTAAAATTTCATCGGCATTAGAACTAAAACCGCTTGCATTATTCGATCCAGAAAATAAAATCTTTGGCGCGCTATGTCCTACAATTATTTTACGTTCGCATTCCTCGGCAAAAAATACATTTTGTTGGTTTAGGTTCGGTGTTTCAACTTGATCAATAGTTGTAGCGTCAAGTGCATCTGAATTGTATGATACTACAACGTGATGTTTTGGACTGCCTCCGGTATAGTCTTCTTTAACTTTATCGGCTTTTTTCTTTTTAACATCTTCGCTCGCCCCACCTTGTTTACCTCCATTGAAATTTATAACGGTTGTTATTTTGTTTTCAAATTGAAAATGCGTTTTGGTATTTTGCCCCAAAAAACCTTCGGCAATTGCATAATTAATACAAGAAAAATAATCCGGTAAAGGAAAAAATTTATTCTTAGTAACTCTTTGAATTATTACAATTTCCACGCCGCCTTGATAAGTACCATCAAATTTTTTGCATTTAACAGGCTGATACATTCCTGATTGTTTCCAGTCCCAAGAATACCAATATCCAACAACTTTGGGATTTACTGTTTTTGATTCTAATTCAACTGCGAAATTTTCAATAGGTACATATTCAAACTTTAGTATTTTACGGTCTTTTTCATCGTCATTCCAAATAACTTGCAACGCAAAACCGCCCAACATTTTAGCATCCAAACAAACTAATTCTACTGTGTCCTCATCAAGATATTTTGAAATATCTAAATCTGAACCTACATTTGCCAATCCATCGGCATACATAAAATTTACAAATGAATTTATGATACTTTGGTTTGTTGGGCTATCATCATAAGCATCACGTAGTGTTTTATAATTGGAATTATAAGCGCCATTACATACGGCATTTGCCCCGTTCTCAGTACGATTTGGATTAATATCTATAGGCTGCCAAACTGACATTTTTTCTACCTTTTCGGCAAATGAAAATACATTTTCTTCTATTACTGCCATCTTTTATTATCTTGTGTTTGATTAGAATAGTTTTGTACGTCAGTGTCATTTTTAAGAAAGATGATTTTTCCTTTATAAATAACCACGTCATTATTGGTAACTGTAAACGAATAATTGCCTCTTTGCTCGAATAATGAAATATCGGTTATGGTAATTTCAATTAGATTGCCATTCAACGCCCAAGTTAAAGGTAAAATTTGCCCTGTTTCCAACTCTAAAACAAGTGTATCGGTTATAATTGGGTACAATCTAGGAACTATCTTAATGACTGGCACGGCTGTAGTAACTACTTTCATTCGATTTTCTAATAAAAAAGGGCATAATAATACGCCCTTTTGTTTATAATAGTTCTAAATAGGCTTAATAAGCCATTGTTGAAGCTAACAATTGAGCTGCTGCAGCTGGTGCAAGCCAATATTTACGGAATGAATCGGCTTCATCAGTTGCTACTGTAAGTGTAACACCGTTTAAATCACCGTCTTGCCCGCCCGTAGTGTCTACAACTGTAGGTGTAAATGCTCCAAACTGTGAGCCAATTGCGAAAATATCACCGTTTTTCATTTCTAAAAATGCAACATATTCCGTTTTAGTTAATTCATCCATCAAATCTGATAACGCTATGTTGTCCAGTCCTGTTGAAGATACCAAAACCAAAGGCAATTCACCTTTACGACCACCTGAACGAGTGTCTATATTATTGGTTAGTGTATCGGTGTAGTTCGTAGTTGTGTTCTTTACGTCAAAACGTGCAATTTTCGCCCCTGCTGGTAAAGTAGCTGTGAGCATATAGTCTGGCAAAGTTACCACACCACCTGCTGTTGTAACTACTCTATTTAACGGGTCGAACTGAACAATTGAAAGGCTTCGAATGCCTACTTTTTTTGTAACACAATTAAGGTTACGCGATTTTGTTAATGCTATTGTACAAGCCATATATTTTGATATTAAAGGGCGGAATTAACCGCCCGTTATTTATTAACCTCCGTAAAGAGTGATATATCTTTGGTTAGTACACCAAGTAGTTATCGTTTGAATGTTTTTGATGTAACGCTGCATTGCACCTTCTCCAACTTCTCCGATATTTAAAGATGACATATCTGAAGTTAAATCCATAATTACTTTCAAATAACGAGGGTCTGATAAAATTCTAAATCCAACTAATGGAACGAATTTAATTTCGATTCCGTTGTAAGATATTTTTTCAGAAGTTCCAGAACCTTCAACTAAGAAGTTTTTATTAGACGCTGCTCCAACGCTATTATTTGCAACTTTTATCAATTGCATATCTCCAAGAGGTGCGTAAATAAAAGGAACATTTGTTTTGTTGTTTATTACTTTTGACGGTGCAGTTGAATAAATTTTTGCGTATTCTGCTGCGATTGTAGCGGCCGTAACTGCTGCGATTGTCAATACTTTTTTGTAGTCTCCTAATCCTGCACCCGGCACAACTTTTGATTGTGAAGCGTTGTGTAAGATAGTTGCCGGCAAAGAGTTAACTAAATTAACCGGCATTGCGGCTGCTAAAGTTTGCGCACCCGCTGAAATAGAACCTTGTGGAGCTCCGGGAACTAAAGCGGCGATTAATACTTTTTGAGCTGCTGTAGCACCGTCCCAAATCATATTTTCTAAAGTTTCGCCAATTGCCGGGGTTACTTGTTGAAGTACTGCGTTATCAAATTCGTTTGAAATTCTATTAAATGCACCTGCTGCCATTGAACGCTCGAATCTTGTATCCAACAAAGTTGATTCATCAACAATATCAGAAAATTCAATTGATACTAATGTAACTGGTGTTTTTTGGGCTTGCAAATCAATAGTTGCATCGGCCACAACTTTTCCAGACGTAGCGGCTTTTGCGGTTACTGAAACTTTACTTTCGTAAACGTCAGTTCCTGATTTGTGCCCCTCTTGAATGTCAACCCATTTTTCCCTAAAGGTTGCTGAGTCTTGGTATAACTCTTGTTGGATTTCTGCCAACTCTGTTTGTGGTAATTTAGTACCTGTAAATGTTACTGCCATAATTTCTTTTATTTGTTTCGGTTAAATTTTACTTTTTCTGCGTTTGACATTTCCGCGTATGACTTTGTTTTTTTATCAATTGGCGTATCCCCTAATTTTTGGCTCGACATTTTAACTGCTTTGTAAGCTGTAAAAGCCGTGTTCACTTCTTCTAATTGCGCGCTCATAAGAGTAGCATCGTTTTTAAAAGTTGCCAATTCTGCTTCTAACTGTGCGTTTTTTGCTTCCAATTCAGCAATAGTAGCTAAAGCGGTTTCAAGTTCGTTAGGCTCAACACCTTCTTTCGCTGCGGCTTCTTCGGCTGCAATCTGTTCAGGTGTTTTTTCTTCTGCCATTTCGGCTTTCTTTTTTTCTTCTTCGGCCGCTAATTCTTCGGCTGTTTTTTCTACGGGTTTTTCTTCATCCGTAACAGCTGCCATAATAACGTTCGCCAAATGTTTTGCGAATTCTAATGGTGTTTTGCTCATAAAATGTTTATTAAATTTGGTTATCGGATTATCCGTATCTTCTTCCATATCAAGGTGTCCTTCTATAGACAATCCCTGTAATAGATTATTTTTTATTTTTTCAAGTACTTCTGGGCTATCACATTTATAACCCATAATCCAAGTTCCTGCTTTTTGTGTTGGCATTCCAACTGCCTTACTTTTGTCATTTTCTGGGTCTTGAACTATCCAAGATTCAACTGGATAAACGCCTTCAATTCCATTTTGTTCGTGTTCTATGTTAGTATTGCTGTTTCCGTTTTGTTTGAAATAATTGTTAGCCAACTGTTCAACGGTTTCGGCATCGTAATAAACTAAATATTTTTCGCCTGTTTCTTCGTCGATCCTTTGTATTTTTAAATCAGGAATCATAACAGGTGAGTAAAAAATTCCTTTGATTTCTTGTGCACTCATCAAAACTAAATCACCTTCACCAACTGCCGGATTTTTCACGATTGAAACTCGGAATACGCCTTTTTTATTTGGATTATATTTGTATTTTAAAACTTTCATTTGCGTATAATGACAAAAAGCCTACTCACAATTAAGTAAGTAGGCTTTTAAAGTCTTTTAGTTTCAATTTCAAAATGGCTAAATTTTAGTTTTGTGCTACTTCACACAATAATTATAAGCAAATATAATCTTTTTTATTCTACTTTTTTAATTTTATCTAAAAAGTTTTCAATATCGGCATGCGTAACATTTTTTTCATTTACCTTATTGCGTAAATTTACTTTTCTTTCGTCTGACAATAAATAATTACCAAACTTTACTAAATCTTTTCTGTTGAAATAAGTTACCATTTTTCTGTTTTTCAATGGGTTAATAATTTCAAAGATAATTAATTAAAATGAATTTGCCAACTCTTTTTTTCTATCCAATTCCTGTTGGTCTGTCATTGCTTGTGAAACTACAAAAGCCTGTATTGGCGGTTGGTTTTTTTGCTGTTGAGAAATAGCTGAACTTATTTGATTTTCACTACTTCCTTGGAAACCTACCTGAGCAACATTTCGTGTAGGTAAAGGACTTGAACTATCTCCAACTCCGCCGCCTCCTACCGCTTTTAACGCTCTAGCTGTATTTGAAATTATCGAAGCTGTTGACAATGCTCCGGTAGCTAATGTTTTAGCAATTTGCGGAATGGAAGCCACCGCCCCAGTTGAGGCATCCTTTGAAACCCCAGTAGCAATATTAACTCCAACTTTACCCAAAGAAACAGCGCCCTCTGTAATTATAGCGGCTTTTTGTATTGATTTATTTTTTCCTGCTAACAACTTAGCTCCCTCAATTAAAGCTTCGCCAGTTGCTAAAATATCCTCTTCATTTTTTTTCTTTTGGTCAACTATCGCTTGGTCACGTCGCGCCTGTTCATCTGCTAAATTATTAGCCACATCGCTAGCGTCTTTAGCTTTTTTTGCCTGTAATTCTAACCCCTCATCATATTCTTTTTGTAAACGCTCTTTTTCTTTTTGTTCCTTTTCAATTTTCAAATTAGCAAACTCATCGTCAACCGCATTAGCTTTTGACAAATAATCTTTCTTATCTTGAATAGCTTTGTCATTAGCTTTTTGAATATCGTCTTTTTCTTTTTGTCTTGCCTTTTCTGCATTTTCAGCCGCTTTAACTCTCGCATCTGTTTTGGCCTGTTCTATTGCAACCTCATGGGATTGTTGCAAGTCAATTAATCCATCATAACCAACACTAACGGCTTGTTTCGCTTTTTCTATATTTTCTTTTGCGTTCTTTAAAGTTTCAGCGTTAAACTCGGTTGGATTGTCTCTATTGGCTTCATACGCTTTTTGCTCGGCCAAAATTGCTTCGGCTCTAAAATTCTTTGCCAATTGTAATTCCTGTTCTGCAAGTGCTTTTGTTTCTTTATAAATTTGCGCCTCGCTTGCACCTGAAGCGCGAAGTAAATCAATCTTATGTTTATTTACACGTTCGGCAAATTTACTGTTATTTTCAAACGCTTTTGATTGTTGGTCAATAGCTTGTGATAACTGCAAGCTAGCAACTTTCGCCTTTTCTTCTTCTTTAACTGCATCACCTGTTATTTTAACATACGCATAAATAACCGCGATAGCTGCGGCAATTCCTGCAGTAATTAATACAATTGGATTTGCTAACAATGCAGCGTTCCAACTCCAAGTGGCTGCCGTGGCTTGCCCTTCAACAACTACCAAAGCCTCGGTTGTTCCAATTTCAACTACATCGGCCGCGCTCTTTGCCTTCTTTGATGCTGTTAAAATAGCGTATGCATCCGACATTCCTGCAACTGCACTTGTTACTCCTAAAATAGCCTGAGCACTACCGATAATTTTATCTAAAGTTTTACTTTCAATTCCTAACGCTGCGAACCCTTCTTTTACACCTCCTAAAGCCAAGGCCGCCACCCCTGCTGTTTGAGTTAACTTTCTAAACTTTTCATCAGGATTATATGAGTTTACTAAATCCTTTTGAAACCCTATTTCATCCTTAATTCCTGCAACTGCTTTTGTGGCTTTTATCGCTTCGGCACTTGTAGCCCCATATTGCGCTGACATTTTTTGTTGCAACAAAATGGCTTCTTTTAGCTGTAATTTTAGAGACTTAAAGCCTTCCTCTGTCTTTTTGAGTTCGTTATTGCTTTTAGTTGTAGCCGCTGTTGTTTCGGTTATATTAGTCTGTAACTTATCATAACCTTTGGCCGCCTCGTCAACTCCTGATTCTTTAACGTCAATTTGTACAACTTGTTTAATTGGATCTAAATCGGCCATAATTATTTATTTAAAAGTGTTAATTTGCATTTACCATCTGTTAATCCAATATTAGATTCCATCACATTATATTTTGTTTCTTTGATAATTATTTCGTCATTATCATTAAATTTTTGAATCTCGATATTAGGCAAAGTTAATTCAATTGCATGTATTAATTTTTTACCAGACAAAGTATCTTCAATGAATCCTTTATAATCCTGTACATATAATGTATTTTGGTCTGTGTAATCGCCTGAAATTATATTGAACAATGATGTAATATAATTATCTACACCTGTAAATATACGATTACTTTTATGGCTAATTTTATGATAAACTCCAATACTTTTCAATACTTTAAAATCAGTATCTACAAAAGCATAAGGTGTTGAAATATTCGAAACTTCATTGTAATAAAATATAGGAAACTCTTTTGTAATTGTATCGTAAATATATCTAGTTTCAGTTTCATTTAATTTCGCATCACTTCCAAATGGATAAAATGTATAAACATTAACATCTGAATTTGATAAAATTGGATTAAAAACAGGTGCAGTAAATTTAGTTTCTATTAGAAATTCAGTTTTGGGCTTCCCGGTTAATGGATATTTTAATTGTCCATACTCCATTCCATTAGCAACTGCAAAAGCTAAATTTTGTTGATAGCCGCTTGTTGCGTGCTTCAAATTATATCCATCATATTTAGTATTCGTTTTTTTTGTCAACTTTGATAAATCTGCATAAGGCGTTAAGTCATTTTCATTTCTAATTCCTTTGTGAGCTATTTCAAATATTGTTTTTTGTGTATAATAAAATTCATTCAATACTTCGTCTTTGAATTTCTTATATCCAAACATCGTATAAATACTTTTAACGAAATCAATTACTTTCATTTCTGGCAAGCTTTCAAATAAATTAACCGTTGTTGGTGATGTTTGCGGCTGTACATTATTTACCAATGTTTTTCTCCATGCCGGATTAGACCAGTCGAATAAAAAATTAGTAAATTTCCATTCACTTAAATTATCTGCAGAAACAAAAACAGAAATCAACGGCTTTATTAAAGTGCTTGGAGCACTTGCGCCTTCAGGTGTAAATACATCAAGCCCTATTCTTATTCTTAACCTAGCACTTAAATTTTCAGCTCCTGAAATTATTGTATAATTGAGTTTTTTCTTTTTATCTCTATTAGCGAATACCTCCCAAACTTCTATACTATTTATGTAGTTTTTATTTGCGTCTGTTGATGAAAAACCATTAGAATTTTTAGATAATTGAATATGCATGTCAAATGTACCATCATGAGCAGACCCGCCTCCATATCCCAAATAATTCAATTCAAAACCAGACAACAAAGGCTTAGGAATTATATCGAATCGCTCTTCTCTAAACGTGTCAAATGTCCAAATTGATTTTGTTACTTTAGCTTGTATTTCTTTTACGGCAACATTAGCAGAAACACACATAGTACATAAATCAGTCAATTGTGTAATGTCGTTTACAAATGGAGTAGGGTCAATTTTAATATCATACTTTTTATTTATTTGTTTTAAGATTTCGCTCATAAACATAGCGGGTCTTAGTTCCAAAGGTAAAAGTACATTTTCACTTGTTATAGGTTTAGCCGCGTCATAAAAAATATTATCAGTTGGTAAAGCCTCTGTGTTACTATCAATTGAAACTATTCTGTTTGTTGACACTAACGGAACGAACCAACGCACTCCACCGCTTGCCGTTTGAATAGATTGTAAGCCGTTTTGTATATTCTTTGTGGTCCATGTGATATTTCCATCGGTATTACCCAACATAAATAAAGTATCTTCACCTAATATTTCGGTTAAATTCTTTTTACCGTCTGAAAATTCCTGTTCAAATAATGAAGGACTTGAATTAATCCAACTAACACCTTTTATTGTTATAATTCCCTCTTTAAATAATTGTCCAGAAAGATATAATTTTGCTCTTTTTTGAACGTTAGTCGGTGCGTTTTTCTCTGTATATCCAAAATAACCATATAATTTTATATTATTTGGAGTTCCAGCCGTTGAAAAGTCATTCGTAAACCCTTTAAAAACGGCCGTGATATCTTGTGTGTAGGTAGTTTTAGTGTTTAAAGTTACCGTTTCATCAATAAAAGTGTCAACTAATCCATATTGTCCCGCTGTTTCTTTCTCGATATATAACTCCATACTATTGATTTTTGATTTTTGAGGCTGTTTCTTTAAATTTCAATGTGTATGAGATATCGCGTTTGTCATTTATAAGCGTTCTTTTTACAAAATCTGAATCAACACAAGTAACTGGAACTTGTAAGTAAGTGGAATAATATCCAACGTCCCCAACAGTTATAGTATCACTATCCACTGTTATAGTTTCGTTGTCAACTGTTATAATATCATTGTCCACTGTTATTCCTACTTGGGCAGTAGTAAACTTGTCACCAAAGAAACGCACAATATATATTTTTGATGAATAGATTAATTCCTCAATTAACGCGTTCATTGATTGATCCAATACGCCTGTATTAACGGTATATGTTTGGAACACTTCTTCAATAGCCGTGTTTTTAAAATGCGTGCTTTCAGTATTAATCATCGCACTATCTCTAAACACTTTCGCGCTTTCTTGTCGTTTAGTCTCATCGTTAATAACAATCTTACCAACACTTGTAATGTACTGAAACAATCCATTTCTATCAAGATAGATGAATAGTAACGGCTCTTTTACACATATAGTCTCGGTTGGTGTTACTTGAGTAGTCGTTATGAAGTTATTGCTAGTACGATTAATGCCAAAAACAAAATCTTGTTTGGCATAATACGGGATTAATTCAGCATATTTTTTAATTGGCGTTTCTTGTACATTGAATCCGTTAGCGTTGCCAATAAATGAACCATAAAAAGGATTTTGTTCGTTTCTCCATCGATAACCTAATGTAGCGACTTTGTCAGTCACATTTATAGCCGCAACGCTTGTTGTTTCATCATACGCATAATAACTATAACGATAAAATAAACACATTCCTTGAACGTATGGAAGTGAAGTATTGTGATATAATAGTACTGGAAAATCTACATTGTTTAAATTTTCTTTACGAACCAAATCATTTTTTAAATAGTCTTGAATTTCAAAAGATACATACTTGTCATCATTTGAAACCCTCGCTTTATCCAATGTATAAACGTGCGAATTAACCTCATTCAATGTATCGTCAATATCGAACGTAGTTAATTGCAAACGAATGCGTGTGTTAATATTACTCGGTACGTATGCGGGAAAATCAGTTAATAAATCAATCCGTATAACTACTGGACTATTGCAAAATGCAACTTGTGAAAGGTCTGTTATTGTCATTTAGCTACTATATTTTTAATTAAATCTTTTGCAATTACATTAATACTACTCGGTAAATTCTTTTTAATCGAATCCATCATCGGATTATCCCATTGAGGCGAATTTCTGTCAAGTGGTGGATTCCACGGCGTACTTCCAAATTCTTTAGGCTTCTGCCATTTACCATAATCCAATTGGCTCATCGTTAATCTTTTTCCTTTTGCGTATGGCAAAATCGAATCTCTTAAAGAACCCCCCTCGTTTATTTGGTTTCCCTCGCTATCATAAGTATCTTTCGATATCCTAACGGTTGCCCGAGCTTCTTCATAAATAATTTCACCCAATCGCCTAAGTTCGTCCTCAATTATTTTCGTCGGTGTTTTCTTTCTCCCTTTGCTCACGTCTTTTTAATAATAATTGCAACAATTCTTTATCTTTTTCTTTGCGTATTGCTTTTTGTTCATCAGTTGTAATATTTCGACCGCTTCCATAATGCGTTTCACTTTGAACTATATCGCCTCCCTCGTCTAATCTTTCAATCTTATATGGAATATCTTTCATCATTGCTTTTGCATTTTGTTCCAATGTTGAATTTTTACGTCCTCTTCTTTCTGGATAGTCACCATAAAAATATTCCCGAAAAACAATAATACCCCTTTGAACTTTTTTATTTATAGAACGCTTTAAACGACCCGTATCGACTCTCGCTTCATCTTTAGACTTTTGCACCACTAAGTCCGCTATTTGGTTTTGTTCAGGTGTTACGGACATATTGAACCCTCATTAGGTATTGATAAAATAATGTCAAATTCGTGACCGCTTAAGCCGTTTAAACGCTCATTCATTATTGACGTTACATTTGTTTTACTAAATATTTCAATATCATCATTATTATATTGACGAAATGAATTTATAAATGATTGCGCGATATTAAAAGTTTCATTTAAAATATCGCTTTGGTTAGTGTCTTCTAAAAGTTTGGAATCAGTGCTTTTAACATAAACATCATTTTGATCTAAAATTGTGATGTGGTATGAAAATAAAATAACATCTTCCTGTATATCACTATCGATATAATCAACATTAATAACTGGGTAAATAGTTTCTTTGTTGGTGTCAATTAATTCGTCTGATACCGTTGTAATTGTATTTACAAGTGCATCAGAATCAAATTTAGATATTATGTGATTGCGTACCTTTTGTAGTTCATTCATTTACTCAACCGCCTCCACGGATTTTTTTCTTAATATATATTCTCCTAAAGCTAAATAATCTGACAACTTCATTTTATTAACCTCGTCGAATTTTAAAGCATCACCATTCGATAATAAATATGTTATTTCGGCATACGCTCCATAATGTTGTTGAAATTCACTTCGTAATTGTCTGCCTATCGTATGCTTATTTACTCCCGGTAATATAGGCGGGTTATAAATCCACTCGTATTTTTCTTTGAAATGCTCAACACTTTGTAAGAACTTATTTTTTGTTGCAATCGCCAATGATACAGAAATACTCTTTTTATTTTTACCTGTCAAATGGTTATATAAAGATACTAAATTACTTAATGACAAATAAGTATCTGCAATAATAAAATATTCGGCTGGTTTATTTTCAAAATCTAAATTCAAACTAACCGGAACTACTTCTGAAATCAATTGATTAAATTCTAAAATACATTCAGTCCATTCTCTTTTATCAGTTGGATAAAATGTTTTAAGTATTTCAAAAATAGAATCTTCTTCACTTGGTTCACTCCCCAGCCGCTGGTTCATTTCCACGAACTTTTCGTAATCGATTTTCTTTTTCTGCTTCACAAGGTGCGCAAGGAACATCTGAATCCATTTCATTATAAATCTTTTTGATTGCTAATTGCTCATCGTTCAATTGGTCGTTTGGTAGTCCCACGTATGGGAATCTATTTTTAAATAAGTCTTTCATAATATTGTTTTTATAGAATCAATGTGAATGTTTTTTCTTTTATTTTTATCCTTATCTTTATTTAGAGTTATAATTACATCAAGTCCCTTGTATTTTTCAATAACTTTTTTTAACTCAAAGGCCAATCCGTTCCTTATTTTAATTTCTGTACCTTGTATTAATTGCAATGTTTTCATAATATATAATTTTTTATTTTTAATCCAATCCACTAACATAAATTTGTTCAACAACCGCATAACCTCCCGCATCTAATATGTGATCTAATCCGCTTGTTTTATCTGGCAATCCGTTTTTATAGGATTGTTGACTTAATGCATCGGAATAATTAGGACACTTTGCCAAATTTACAAAATATATTTGATTCTCAAACGATTTATTTACACCTCGAACCCGATTAAGAATTTCAGGGTTTTTTCTTCTAACGTTTACATCAAATTTATATTTGTCGTCAATCAAAATATCGTAGTCAGAAAGGCCGGAACTATTGCGGTTCTTACAACTGGCGTCAGGGTTTATTTCAATTGGATTATTTGGATAACGTTCGCGTATATTATTAGCTAAATCCAAAGTGTCATACAACTTACAAAATTCATCGACTGCATACATTTTACCATTTTCAATAACGTGAACTATTGCGTGCATATTTTGAATATTGAAATCAAATCCAATATATAACGGTTCATTTGGCAATACTTCACGTGTGGTATTGTGTTTATCGCGATCATAAGATTTGTAAACACTGCCACTTGTAAGATTGCAAAACTCCCCGTTAATATAAGCCGTTAACTCTTCAATAGTGTATTGAGCTGCTAATGTAGCTATATAGTCATCAGGCAAAAAAGGATTATCGTTAGTCTTAGCTTTGATTAGAAACTTTTCGCTGGTTGCTTCTTTAACCGCAAAGTTGTATAAGAAATTAAATCCCTCCGGGGTACTTACCAAGTCTATTGAGTTCTTTTGCCCATTGTCGTCAATCTGTCTATTCCTTGCAATAATCTTATTAAACACGGCTTTTGCTTTTGCTTTTGGTAAAATATCAATCTCATCGATAATACTGTAAAACGTTTCGTAACCTACAATAGTTTCCGGCTTGGTCATATTCCTCAATAAGATTTTGCCATACTTAGTACGAAATACTTTCTCACTGGAATTATATTTGTATTTTATGTTATGTTTTTCGAAAAACTCTTGGAATCTTGGGACGGCAATATCATTAATCAAAGGATAGTTTGGGAGGTAGTAGCCAACATTCAACTTTGACGATGTACTTGTGAGTTTATAAGCTGCTTTAGATACGGCCGCCTCGGTCTTACCGGAACCAAAACCAGCCACTAAAATAGTGTGTTTGAACTTGGATAGTACAAAACTTTTTTGGTGCTTTAAAAGCGTTAGTTTAGATTTCATCGATTTCAAAGCCTTTAAATTCGTTTTCGGTGTCACTTTCGATATAAGCACCATCCATTTTATTTAGTTCTGCAATTGCGTTTTTTCTGTCTGTCCAGTTAGGAACTATTGGCATATCGTGAATAACTCCATCAGCAACCATATATTTTATCAATGGTATTTCACCTCTGGCAATTTCAGATAAAATCTTTTGTCTTTCTAATTTAGACAATATACCCATCTTTGCCGCTTCTCCTAATGCTTCAATTTCTTTTGCTTCAATTATTGGAGTGGCTTTTGCTAAAAATTCTTTGTATAAAATTTCAGCAGCGTCAAAGTAATTATAGAACGATTTTAATGAATTATTGTAATTTATTGAAAGTTTTTGAATAATAGACATTTTACTAATACCTTTCTTTAAGTCCGAAAGTATTAATTTAATTGCCGTTTCCTTGTCTATTTTTTTCAATGCCATAAAACAAAGATACTAAAAAAACCGCTTCCAACCATAAAATCAAAAGCGGTAAAAATTATATTAATTATGAATAACAAATGTAGTGATAAATTTATGCTTTTCCAAAACTAATTCTTTATATCTATCACTTCCTTTTTTTTGTATATTGATTATGGTATTAAACCAGTCTATTATTTCGGTAAATTTAGTTTTCATAATTTTATTTGTTTGAATTGTTAAGTATTATTTGCTTTCAAAGTTATAGGTATTATATGCCCTATTATATAGGGGCATAAATACCGATAGATGTTTGCATATTTGACGGTATTATAATTAGTTTTATTAAGAATACCGATGCTATTTATGTTAATTGTTTGCATTATTATTGTTTTTATGTTAAAACTATATGTATTATAATTAAAATAATTA